GCCGCTGTGCAGTAGGCGTGAGCGTTTTGGAAGCTGTGAGCGTTAAAGACCTCATCTTCAGTTACGTCAGGCTCATCTTTGAGATGGTCACGAATAACAAGGATGAGCTCTTGAAGCGCGGCCTCGACTTGAGGAGCGAAGGAGCTCTGACGGCGTGGCACCATGTCAGCGAGCTGTGGGAATTGGCTCACGAGCTCATCATGACTCAGCCCTGTATCAAATGGGCGAGGTGTGACCTTGACAAGCCCCTTCTCAATCTTTGGCGCCACTTGCTGACCAAGATCATGAGAGTAGCTCACCGTCCACGGATAATAGCCGGTGGTGTTGGTGATGGCTGATGGGATCGTCCCATAGTACATCCCAAAGACAAGCGAAGCGCTGGCGCTGAGGTCAATCTCACGAGGGAGCGGCTCAGCCAGGATGGCGGTTGTCCCAATCATCCTCACCACGGTCACGCTGTAGATGCTATCACCATCGGTGACGAGATAAGCCTTGAGCTGATCAGCTTGGAGCGCGCTCGCCTGTGAGTTGACGGTGAGCGTTCTCCTATCATTGCCAATGGCGCTGACGGTTGCATCTGCTCTTGTTTGGGTGAGCGTGACCGGTGAGGAGCTCCCGACCGTCAAGATAGGCGCTGTGCTCAATGGCCCAGGCGCTACCCACTCAAAGACCCTAGTTTGACCTGTGACAGCTTTGATCATGGCGCGGCTCCATTGGCTTTGTTTATGTCTTGAGCTTTGGCTCTAGTTAGGTTCGCGGCGTCCACAAAGCCCTCAGTCACAGGGCTCCAAGAGTGCCGGCAGTTATAACCGCCGCCGCTTGTTTTGACAGGAAGCCCTTGACCATTGTTGAGCCGCCTCATCTGTCTCTCATCAACCACCAAGTTAATCAAAGCGCGACAGAAGCCGCGAGTGATTCCATCCTTGGGGCCTGTGTATAGGTAGAGGTCGAGGTCATAGACCTCAGCCGCTTTGGCCGTGATGGTTCGCCCATACTTGGCGAGCTCTGTTCTCACAACTGTGAGCTGACGGCCTGTGGATTGTTCAAGCCTCTGAGATAGTCCACTCATAGCTTGATTGAGGGGAACGTCCACCACCATCCCTTGAAGCGCTGTCCTCACCGCGCTGAGCGCGTCAGGGAGGATCACATCTTGGAATACATTATCCGCCGCAGCCATACCAACAGCCACAACGTCAGGGACGTCACCAATAGAGGCGCCCGATACAATCACCTGAATGGTGTCCATCGCCGCCTCAGTAATTGACGCCTGAGCGTCTATGAAGTCCTCAATCGCCAAGCCAAGACCGCCTGTGAGTATGATCCCACTCAGTTGGTCACGAGGCAAAAGAAGGAGCTGCTCAGGTGATGTGAGGTCGAGGGCCGCCTTGAGGTTGCCCACAAGCTCACGCTGAGCGCGGGCGAGCGCCCGCTTCATTCTTGTCTCTGCGCTGTACTCTGCTATGAGCTCAGCAATCTTGGCCTTGATCAGCTCTTGGATTGGCCCACGAATAGCGCCCACCTGCCTACTGAGATCGTCAATCGCCTTCTTATCAGCGTCAACTCTCTCAGCAAGTAGGGTGGCGTGAGGGCGTCCACATGAGCAGATCACTTGACCTCTTAGAGACAGTCGGTGAGGACAAAGCCAAGATCACCGTCAATGACCTGGAACTTCTGTGACTCGTCAGCCCACACGTTACGGCGGGTGAGGTCGAGCTCATCATACTGACCGGCCTTCATCGTCTCAAAGACCATGTTGGCAGCAGCGACAGGCATCATGCGAACACCTGACTTAGACTGCACAGCGTCTGAGCCGTGGAGGATGCCCATGAAGATGCTGTCACCTGTCCAGATGTAGCTCTCAGAGCTCGCCGCGCCTGGGACGGCGGTGTCTTGACGAGCCGCGCCAACGTGGATGTTGGGAATACCAAGCACATCACGGAGCACGTTGAGGACAACCTCATCATTGAGGACAAGGTTCCCACTCGCCACGCCTTTGGATGAGTCACCAAAGAAGCCACGGAGATCACCTGAGCGGGCGAGGCTACGGAAAACCTCACGGCCAAGGATGAGCGTGTCAGCGTTGAGGCCGTGGGCGTTGTCAAAGATCGTATCTTTGAGCTGATGGAGGTAGCTGAGAGGCTCAGCGCCCGCAACGTCAAACTTGCCACCGAACTGAGCGGTCGAGGTAGCGGTGTTGAAGTTGGACCCATTAAAGAGCGTATCAGCAGCGCGCTTCTCCTTAGCGAGCTTCATGACGCGCGCGACCTTCTTGATGATGCGAGCCTCCTCAGAGCCTGGATACTGAGAGTCAGCGATGTCCTCCATCGCGATCCCATCCTGAGCTGAGTAGAGGTCACAGCGATAGGTGAGGCTTGAGCGGTCAAAGCCACCAATACGAGCGCGTGAAGCACCGGGAGCGCGCTCAAGGTCGAGCCCTGCGCCAGCGCCCATGAAGTTGCGGCTCGTCTCGATCAGGAGCGTTCCGCTACGCTGAGGGACGTTGATATTCTCACAGACCTTGTCTGAGATGAGCTGAGCATCTGAAGGGACAGCCTCTGCAACAAGGTTACTGAGGATCTCATCAACAGGGTGGATATTACGATATGAACTAGCCATTTTGGATCACCTCCTACTTAAGCGAGTGGAGCGAGGCCACGGCTGAAGCAGATGAGAATCTGCTCGTTAGCGGCTGCTGAGGTCTGATTGATATTGGGAAGGGTGAACCCAACAGGATAATGAGTGGACACAGCAGCCTGAACCTCGCCATCAGTAGTGACAGAGAGGACGGTGTCTGAGGTCAAGGTGAGTGAGCCGTTGGCAATGACGCGAGTCTCGCCGCTGATGACAACGTCAACAGGCTCACCCGCCTCAGCGCCACGCTGGGCCACGCCGATGATGGTGTTTGCGGTGGGGGTGGTTGCAATAGCGACCTTGCCCGCTGAGTCGATAGCGACCAACGCGAACTCAGTCACGGCAGACGCGCAGATGAATGACTTGATGATCTGATTGTTCATGTTAGTCTCTCCTTAGTTGAACACAGAATTGTATTGATCAGGGTTGCTCTCGCGGAACGTGACGAGAGCCTCAGAGAAGGTCAGCCCCTTCTCAGTAGCGAGCGCCTTCACCTTCTCAGCGAGGGTGGCCTTGTTGAGCTCCTCACCGCTTGCGCCGTGACCGATCTCGCTCAAGGGAACCGCGCTTGAAGCGGGGCGCTCAGAGAACATCTTCCAAAACTCAGGCATGTTCTCACGAACGTCCCAAGCGCGCTCAGCTGCGCTCTGCTCAGCGGGGGCAACCTTGCCCTCACGGAGAAGGGAGCTGACAGCCTCACGGCGCTCAACTTCACGCTTCTCAGTCTCAATGACCTCAAGGCGCTCGCTGAGCTTTTGATTTTGATTGCGGAGCTGCATGACCTCGCTGAGCAAGCTTGGCTCTGCTGTCTCGCTGAGCTTAACCTCCTCGCTCATCTTGCGCTCCTTGTCATAGCCGAGTTTCTCAGCCTTAGGCTCCTCAGCCATCTCCTCAGACTCAGGCTTTGACTCCTCAGCCATCTCCTCAGCCTCAAGCTCACCAGCAAGTGAAGCCTCAGCCTCCTCGCTCATGTCTTTGATCTTTTGCTCAAGCTCTTTGACCATCGCGTCCTTAGCGGCGAGCGCGGCCTTGAGCTCATCTGGGGACATATTTTCAAAGTCCATCATTTGCTCTCTTTCCGATAAAGTGACCCGGTCAATCTTGGAGTGAGATTGGGCAGGGCGGGGGGTTAACGTGATGGCTAAAAGCTGAGCATTGCCCACCTTGTCACCACCATCGCGGGTGAATATCTCGCCATGAAGATACTCAGGGGAGCTCCACAGAACACCACCAGCATCTTGAACGACTTTAAGCCCGCGCTCGTTGTAAGCGGGGACGGCATAGAGGCCATCTTCACGAAGCTCTAGGTCAACGATCATCCCCAAAGCGTTCCCGCTCTCAGGGGGTGCGGGTGTCCCGCCGTTGAATGGGCTTGTCGCGTGTTGCCAATCAATGATCACAGGGTCAGCGTCACGGCGATCACGGTAGACCCTCACCATCTCATTGAGGAGCTCCTCAGAGACAGGGGAGCCAATCGCCTCACCGCTCATCCGTGATGAGACTTGACCAAGCGCCAAAGTTTTGAAGGGCTTCCCAATGGTGAGGCCCTCAGGCACATCATAGGATGGGCGCTCGCTGAGTTGAACCGCCTCGCCATAGGAGCGAAGCGTGGCCTTCTTATCTGCTGCATTCATTTGATTGACCACCTTTCGAGCCCATGTGAAGCCAGCGTCACCACCCCAACCGTCCCACGCTTGGCGGCCCTTGCCATAGCTCTCCCAAGTCGAGCCCTGCTTATCCACTTCATGGCGGGAGAAGTAGGCGAGCATACGGCGCACAGTCTTAGGGGAGAGGGTCACGCCATTGATTAAGTCGCGAGCGCGGGCGATCCCCACGGGGGTCATCCCTCGCTGGCTCTGTGGCTTCTGAGCCCTTCGCCTCAAAGCGCGCTCAGCAGCCTTACGAGCTCCTTGAGGTGGCTTGAAGTCAATGTGGCTGT